TTAAAAAGGGTTAATTAAAAAAAAAAAATAATAATACAAATACCAATACTATATATCAAAAAAAATACCCAAATCCACAAAAATATAAATTATATACAAAAAAATTTAGTGGAGGTGAAGTATTAAATTCTGCTTTAACTAAAAAATCCCTACCTCTTCAAAAATATAATATTAGTAAAGGTGGTTATATTAAAGAAGTAAATAAAAATATAAACAATACTCAACCAAAAGCACATAAGAATGTAAAAAAATGTGTAAAATATGTTAATCCTAAACATAATACTGCTGAAAATGTATTAGAAGGTGGAAATTTTTATTTAGAAAAAAAATTAGACGTGGCTAGTCAAGATACGTTCGCTGTAACTAATGCTTTAGATTATAAAGTTCTTAGATTTAAAATCAAATTTCAAAAAATAGGAGCGAGTAAATTTCAAAAACGTTTGCTTGATGTTCATAAATATTTAGCAAGAGTAAATTTAGATTATATAAAACTTTTTTCAGTTATGACTAAATTAGTTGGTGAAGGCGAAATGGATAAAGATAAAAAGAAAAGAGTAGCAAAAATACAACAAATGATTAATGATATTATTGAATTAGAAAAATATTTACATTCTTCTGGTGATTATGTTCCTGTTGTATTATCAGATTTTGATGGTAGTAAAGTATTAAAAGAAATGGCGGGTAAATATACTGGTGTAAAAAGTAAAATGAGTAGATTTTTTAAAGGAGATAAATATAATAGTAAAAGATTAAATCAACCTTTAATTATATATTATGTTACAAAACTACAAGATACAATACGTAAAAAAATACAAAAATTAAGTTTATTTAATGATACTGGTGATTTAGGCACTGCTTGTGGTGAAGGATATAAAACAGCAAAAATACTAGGAGAAATTGGAACAGTAGGAATAGGTAAAATAATAGGTGATCCTTTATATGATAACCGTAACGCATTACTATGCCCTTTAGGTAAATTTCGTAAGCGTGAAGCCAAATTTAACAAACATTATATGAAATTTAAAATACATTATAAAAAATTTTTAAAATTAATACAATGTGAAGCCAAAGACAAATTTAATTTAGAAACTATTGATATTTATTCAACTAGTACTAAAGAATTTAATATTTCTGCTATGACAGACCCTGCTTTATGTAATCAAGCGAATTTAGTAAAAAAATTCGATACACATGCTTCTGGATTTAAAAATAGTCAAATGGCTAAAAGATTTGAAAAGACACCATTATTTAAAGATATACAAAAGCGAAATCCTGATAAACTCGCAAAATATGAAGCCAAAGTAAAAACTGCCACAGCAAATTTTTCAACTATATTTAAAGAAATGAAAACATCTTTAAAATTTATTAAAGAAAATATGAGAAATCTTGAAAGCACCTATTGTGTTCGTTTATACCAATATAATTTACCAGGTAAAAAAGGTTGGTGGAAATCACTTGTGGGAACAAGCACAAAACAAATTTTTATAAAGCAAAAAACAATTGACCATTTAGTCAAAGAACCTATGTTTATTGATAATTTTGAAAAATTAATTAGAGGTTTAGATGCTGAAAGTAAAAGTTTGACTACACCTGAAACAAAAGACGCAGTAGACAAAGCCCTTAAATCAGTTTTAAAACCTGATGATAAACAATTTATTGATGACAAAGGCGAAAGACTTAAAGTCATTCCTAATGTGTTGTTAAAGGATACAATTACAAAAGACCAACTTAATATATATAATATTAATTTTGTTGATAATAGTCGTAATAATTTTACTATAAATTACCAAGATACATATATTATTTGCGCCCAAAATTGTAGTCAGGATATGTTAAAACAATTCAAAATTACTATAACAGGAACAGAAATAACATTTATCCCTATCGCATTTTCAGGATATTCTAAAGATACAGATGGTAAAAACACTAAATTTAATATTATTTTTATTAAAGAAGATATTATAAATACACTTTCTTATAAAAAAGAAAATGGGATAGACCAAACAGATTATTTTCAATTAGATATCGCAAAAGGTATGGACCCTAAATACAGTAGAAGTTTTGCTGCTGTTAATATATTTTTTATGAGTGATACTGGTGATACTGGTGATACTGGTGTTAGTTCTTATGACAAAAAAGAATTAGAAAGACAAAATAATAAAGAAAGAAAAGAAGAAAAAGAAGCAATAAATAATGAAAGGGTTAAAAAAATTGGAAACCCAGGTGCTTTTACTGACGCATATAATGAATGGGCACAGATTGTTAATCCAGTAAAAAAACAAACACATGCTTCGAGTGTTATTAGAAAAATTACATTTGGTGATATAACTAATGATAATGAGAGTATAATAATAGCATTATTAGGACAAAGTAAGGATAAGGATAACGGTATAGAGTTTATCGTTGATATTTTTATTAAAGGGTTTGATGATTGGACTGAAGATAATCATACGGTGATGATGGGTGTTTTAAATGATGATACTACTGGTATTACTGAGGATACAAAAAATGAACAAAAGGACTTAATTACTGATAAAATTAATGAGAAAAAACAAGAAATAGTATTAGCAACAGCAGCAGCAAACCAAGCAGCAACCAAAGCAGAAAATGCACAATTAGAAGAAAATGATTTGACTGATATAATAACCTACATAAATAATATAGAAACTTATGCAAACGATTTAACAATACCAAAAACAGACACAGAAGCAGAAGATGCAAAAAAAAACGTAGAAACATTTGAAAAATACATAAATGATATTTTAAATAACAACAAAAAAACAGCACAAGAAGCATTAGACAAAGCAAAAACCGCAATTAAAGATGCAAACAAAATATTAACCTTAAAACAAGAATATTATTTAAAGGATGAAATTATTCCATTAAAAGCAGCAATAGAAACATTAACAAATAGAGCAATAAAAACGTTAGAGGTCCAAATACAAACGTTAGAGGAACAAATAACAAAACTAGAAAAACTAATACAAACAATAAAAGCAAAAATAGAAGCATATACCACACCACAACCAGCACCACAACCAGCACCCACACCAGAACCAGCACCAGCACCAGCACCAGAACTAGATGAAAATCAAAAAGATATTGTAAAAAATTTTGTGAAAAAATTACATAAGAACGATGACAAGTATGAAGAATTATATACTCTATTATTGAATACAAATATAATAGATACAAATATAGTAAATATAATAAATGGCTATAATGACTATCTTTATGTTGATAGGAAAACAAAAACAAAATCAGAAGGAGAACGTAATTCTTATGAAAATATAAAAAATATATTAGAGACTGAAAATTTTACTACAACATTTAATAAGTTAATTCAAAATTATAAAGATAAAGATAAAGATAAGGTAGCGTTTTTATTAATTGTGTCTTTATTTTTAAATAAATATTTAGATGAGTTTGAAGACACTATCTTTTTAGTTGAAATTTTTTTATATTTACCAGACATTATGTTTAAAAAAACAACTGATGAGTTTGAATATTATACTTATACTAAAAATAAGGAAATAACCATACAATTTGCAGACTATAATGTAGATGAAAACAAATATGTTTTAGAAACCGAGGCGGGTATTCAAACAATAAAGTTAAAAAACCCCTCTGGTGGTGCCCGCCCCGACAAATTTCCCCCCACGTGCTTAAGAATTGTTTCAACCGAGTTAATAAGTTTAAATGATGTTGCTCCAATTTCCTCAAGTCCATCTAATATCTCTAAACTACCCCAACATTTTGACATTGAAATGATAAAATCAGCAAATACATATAAAAATGAAAGTGGTAGTAATTCTTTACGCAATGCCCAATATGATAAAATTAAAACGTTAGTAAAAGACTATACTGGTGATGAACCTGATATTATTGCTGGTAATTTTGGAGGATTTTTTAATAACATAGAAGATGCTATACTAATTAAATATTTAAAATCAAAATTAAAAGACCCATCTGATGATAATTTACATTATTTATTAGAATTTTTATCAATCGAAAATGATTTTACAGATTATGAAAGTAAAATTTTGTATGAATTATCAACATCACCAGACGAGGCTAATTTAAATAGAGCCATTAACACTATGAATTCTAAACCTTTAACAACAGCGATATTAACAAAATCAACAGACACTACAACTTCTAAAAAAATACAAATACCACCAGACGTAAATGTAAATTCATACATATTCAGCGAACTATTTACACCAACCTATATAACATTAAACACATATAATGATGAAAATCAACCCATTTACAGAAGAAGTTTTAAAAAATCCAATACCCCACCTGATTATCAATTTAACTATGAACCAAAATTAACGTTATATACTAAAACAAATTTACAAGCATTGATGTTATTATTAGATAAATATCAAAGTGTTTTTACATTAGGCTATAAACCTTATTTAAAACGTGATTTAGGTTGTTTTAGTTTATTAGATGAAGAATTTGGAGTTAGAAAAAGAGATAAAAATGATGTTAAAAGTTTAGATATACTTTACACTCTCAATAATCCAGGATTTATTGAATCTTATTTAAATAAATTCAGTGGATTTTTTAACGCATCTGTTAAAGATGAAGCAAAATTTTATAGTGAAAATCAAATTTTAAGAGGTCTTAGTCAATCACAACCAAGTTTTAATACATCAACAACTTTATTTTATAATATGAATAATAAAGATAATAAAATATATAATCAAATTTTCACAAATAATGATAAATTAAAACAACAACAATGTGTTAGAGATGTAATAATGAGAATGTTATTAATTCCATCAGAAGATTTAAAAAAAATCACAGGTGTTCCAAATATAAGAAATACTGAAAAACCAGAAAAAAGTTCAAAAAAGAAAGGTGATCCAAAATCCGGAGATCCAACAGCAACTATTATATCTCCAACAACATATTACAATCCAATTCACTATGTTCAATTAGCCCAAACATTTACTCTTAAATTCTACCGTGATAAAGCACTACCCAAATTATTAAAGAGATTAAATGACATTATAAATAATAATAATTATGATAATCCTGATGTTTCCGGAGAAGCTAAAAGAATTGCAATGCCTGGAAATTTTATTGAAGTATTATTAAAGAGAAATCAACAAGGTAATTATATAAATTTAGGTAATAGGGCTTTAGTAGCCAATTTTTATGAGTTCATCTTTATTATGTTAAAAATAAAATTTATAGACCATCAAATTAAAAATTTATCTAGTCTTCAACCCGAAGATGTTATTATGGCTGAAATACGTGCTGATATAATAAAAAGTAGTGAAAGCACTGCTGGTGGTTCATTACAAAATTCTAGACGTTTCTTAACTTTCAATTCTTCTCAAAAACACATTACGCCTAAAAAACATTTTAAAGCCAAAAAACAAATTAGTTCTCAACTACGTCTAAAAACTAAGAAAAAGAATAGAAAAACCAAAACAAAACAAGATAAACAAAAATCTAACTCACAATCTAAAAATATAAAACATAAAAGAACCAAACACGCACTTAAATTATAATTTAATACTATCCCTATGATCCTCATTCACATAAAACAATCTATTAAACAATCTACAATAATAATAGTAAGTAAAATCATAAAGATAAGTCTAGAGTTATCTTTTCTAATTCCTTCAAATTGTTCTATTAAATCTTCAAATGTTTCAATAATTGTATTTAATTTTGTATTCATTTTATAATTATTTTTTTATTATTTTCTATAGTTTTAATCTTTAGTTTAGTTATAATTAATTTAGATAATAATTTAATTATTTATTAATATAATTATTTAATTGTGCGTTATTGTTAAATATACAAAATATTATAAATTAATAAATAGTAATTAAAAAATAATTTAAAAATAGTAATAAAAAATAGTAAAAAAATGAGTAGCAATGATTATTGTTTTTATTATGATGAAAATGAATTTATAATAGATGATAGTAATTCATCAAGTTCATCACTTTTATTAATATTTCCTATTATGTTTTATATAATGTTAGGCTATGGTTGTTGTAAAATAGCATCTCTACATTATAAAAATCTAGAAACTTTAGAACTTCTAGAAGAATGTAATAATAATGATGATAATGTTGATAATGATGATGATAATAATACAATAGAATATAAATATTCTCATTATACAGGAGAAGTATTAAAAAGTTCTAGGCAAAACCACGATGATACTTATAAAAATAATTTATTTAGAAATCTATTATCTTTACATTCTCTAGATAGAAGTTATATTCTTTATTTTATATTTAAAAAGAAAGGTAATTTTTTATCATCCATTATAAGTGGTGAAAAGAAAAAATACAATAGTTATGACTTATTTAATAAGATTAGAGAACATTATAATTTAGAACATAGTGAATTTACTTTAGATGATACTCAAATACCAAATATAATTATAACTATTGGAGATGAAGAACATTATTTAACTAAATATCAATTATTATTTATACAATGGTTATATTATACTGGTTTATATGATTATTTAACTACAAATATGAATTTAAAATATAAAATATTAAATGAAATGAATGAAGAAGGTGTATTTATTAGTAATGTATTTTTACGTTATCATATGTTTTTATGTGATTATGAAGATATGAATGAAAAAAATGAAAATAATAATAAAAATGAAAAAACAAATGATGATAATGAAAGTAATGATTATGAAGACATATATAGTTTAAGTGATATTGAAAACATATATAGTTTAAGTGATATTGAAGATTTAGATTTTTCTAATTATGTTTATGAAACCACTAGCACAACTGATGAAACCACTAGCACAACTACAGATGAACTTACTAACGAAACTACTGACGAAATAGAAAAAGTATCTAGTGATGAAAATTATGATTTTGAAAATGAAATTGAATTAAAAAAATGTAAAGGTATAAATAATATAAATGAAATAGATATTATGACTGAAATAAAAAATGAAATAAGTGATGAATTAATTCAATAAAAAAAAGTGTATCAAGTTATATATAACTCATCATAACTCATTATAACTCATCATAACTCATCATAACTCATCATAACTCACACGCTTCTTTAATAGCACTAACAACTTTTTTATTATTATCATAATTAGTGCCTTGAAAGCGAATTTTGGCTTCACCATTTTTAACTTTTTCACCATAACTTAAAATTTCATCTAATTTTTCAGTATCACATAAACCAAACCCTCTAATATCCCTACCATATAAAGTTGCACACTCTGTCATTTTTTCAGTATCAGGTAAACTAGATAAATAAGAGTCTAATGTTGAATAAGCAGCAGCAAAGGGACTTAATAATTTATTTTCTTTATAACCACCTTTTGCGTATCCATATTGACCTCTTGCGTTGAATATTTGATACATATAATCATCATTAACAACTTCTAATTGAGAATCAAATGTAATAGCGGGACAATTGGGATTTTGTGGTTCAGTTGGTAAAGTTTCATTACCGTATCCTGTATCATCAAAATCTTCAAATGTTCTATCTATAAGATTAACACCATTTTCTTTTAAAAAACGCATAATATCATTATAAGAACGATTTCCTTTATACATTGTTTTAGAATTTCCATTGGTTAAAATAAGTTTTGGAACACTTGTAATTTTATAGTCATTTGCTTTTTTATTAGTTTCATTATCTTTACTCACATTTATTTCTTCATACATAATATTATTTGGTAAATTATTAACTATTTTATACCAGGTTGGTAAAAAGTCAGAACAATAAGAGCAATTAGGTTTATAAAAAAACATAAGATTTATTTTTTCATCTTTATTAATATAAGAAATAATATTGGCATCAATTTCATTTAATGTATCAAATCCTTCAATAATACCTTTTTCAATAGCCTTATTTATTTTTTGTTCTGTTAATGTTTTATCTTTTTCTAGCAATTGATTTAAATTATTTTTACCAGCACAATTACATTTACCAGAACAATTACATTTACCAGCACAATTACATTTACCAGCACAATTACATTTACCAGGTCTTGTAGTTTGTAAAAATAATTTAAGACCTAATACAACAATGAGAAGTATAAAAATAAAAAGTAAGTTTGTTTCTAGCATCTTTCTATTTTAACTATTCTTATTTACTATTTAATATATAATATTATTATATTTTTCTAATATAATTATTATAAATATTTTAATTAATATTTTAATTAATATATAAAGTATAACTATTTTATTATAACTATTTTATTTATAGTTAATGATGATGAGTTTATAATAAGTTAATTATATATTTTATTTATGTAGACCATTTAAATACATAATATAGAATATAAAACTATAACACAAACTATAAACTATAACACAACTATAACAAAACTATAAAACTATACTAAAAATGAATAATGAAAATAATGTAAATCATTCACAATTTATAAATTTTATAAATCATTTATTAACATTTAATAAACAAATGGCATTATTATATAAACAAAAACCTAGTGAAAAAAATAAACCATTTCGTTTTAATATAAGTTCAAATGTCATAGTAAAATTATGCGATTTAGTAAAACCATTATTCCAAAATGAACCAAATGTGCTTATGATTAATTCACCTATTAATATATTTGGTGATATTCACGGACAGTTTAGTGATATGATACATTTTTTAGAAATGACTGGATTACCTCCCGACCAGACTTTTTTATTTATGGGAGATTATGTGGATAGGGGTAATAATAGCATTGAGGTATGTGCTTTACTCTTTGCGATGAAAATAATGTTCCCTGGAAATACATATGTTTTAAGAGGTAATCATGAGTGTCCTGAAGTTAATATGATGTATGGTTTTCTTAATGAATGTGAAGAGCGTTATGGGTCTGAAGGGAAAATGGTTTTTAATAAGATTAATGAAGTATTGTGCACTATCCCTTTGTGTGCTATTATAAGTAAAAAAATATTTTGCGTTCATGGAGGTATATCGCCACATTTAAATAAGATTGAAGATATTAAAAAAATAAATAGATTTATGAATATACCTGATGGTGGTTTAATGTGTGATTTATTATGGTCTGATCCTAGTGGTAATACGAGTGATAATTGGGGTGTAAGTTCTCGTGGTATTTCATGCACTTATAGTGATAATGCCGTTTTTAGATTTTTAAAAAATAACAATTTAGAATTATTGTGTAGAGCCCATCAATTAGTTTCTGATGGTTATAAATTTAATGATAATAATAAAATAGTAACTGTATTTAGTGCTCCTAATTATTGTGGTAATTGTGGTAATGATGGAGCAGTTATGAAAATAAGTGAAGATTTGGTATGTTCGTTTATCATTATAAAACCAACAAATCAATAAACATTAGTAAAACTAAAACAATAAAAACTATTTTACACCATTGAAGTTTTAAAATGGGACAATATTTATATATTACTTATATATTAATTTTTAAATTTTTTTATTTATAGTTTCTTCGCATCATCAAAAAATATGTATTTAGTATTTTTATTTGTATTAACTTCATTATTATTTTTATCTAATTGTATTTTAGTTAAATCATTGATATAAATTTCTTCACATTCACTATCAATATCTAATTCGTCAAGATTTAAATTAATTTCATCTATATTATTAATTGCGATTTTATCATTATTTTGTATAGACATTGATGTATCATTAGTTTGATTTTCATTATGATTATTATTATTATTTTCATTTAAAATACTATCAAGATTGGTATTTGAAATTTCATTATCTTCTACAATAACAGGTTCGGGTTTAAGTTCTACAACAGGTTCGGATTTAACTTCTACTATAGGTTCAGGTTTAACTTCAACAACAGGTTCAACAACAACAGGTTCATTAACAACAGGTTCATCAACAACAGGTTCATCAACAACCATAGGTTCAACCATAGGCTCAACCATAGTCTCAACAATAGGAGCAACAATAGAAGCGATAATAGGAGCAACAACAGGGTCTTTATTCATTTCATTGTTATCTTCAAAAGTTTCAACACTCTTTTCAACACTCTTTTCAACACTGTCTTCAGTTGATTGTTCAACAATTTTTTCAATAACATTTGATACTAAATTTTTTTCAATCTTTGTGTTATTTTTATTATCTATTGATTGACCTTGCATTTCTTCTCTAATAACTTTTCTAATTAATTCAATGTTAATATCATTATTTTCATTTGTATGTGTTGTTTTTAATTCTTTTTTAACAACGCTTTCTAATTTTTTAAGGTATTTTTTATTAATAGGTTCTTTAATATCAGTATCATCTGATTGTTCATTAATATCTTCATCAGGTTCATTTAAAAATTCTTTTAAGATATGTCTAACTGGTAATTGTTTTCTTATCGTTTCATTGATACATTCGGCAATCATTGTTTCACTTTCCCTCATATTTTTTTGTTGTTCGAATTTGCTTCCACGGTCGCTTAATAAATAAGGGTCTTTCCAGAATTCTCTAGCACATTCTATATAACAAAGGTGTATAAAATGTCCTCCACTTGGTATTTTTAAAGATAATTTTTTATTATTTTGGGCTCTATGGACGATAGTTAATACTTTAATATGACTAACATAAACAACTTTTAATAAATCATCAATATAATCACATTTACTTACATTTGATATTCTTTCAAATTCTTTATTAATAATATCTTGAGACCATTTGGGAATACGACTTAATAAATCTTGAAATGTAATTAATACATTATCTGGAGTATTATCTTGATGACAAATATCTTTGGAATCCATATAAATACTTTTAACGCCTTGATAAATACAGGATTTTAATATACTAATAAGTTGTTTAGTATATTCTTCTTTAGCATCAACTAAAATAGCAACATTTGTATCTTCCATTTTAAAATTATTATAATTATAATTAATTTATTATATAATATATATAATCTATAATTGTAAATAAAACGAAAAAAAATAATTAATAAAATATAGATTTATGTATTATCTTAACTATTCAAAGAAATAATTTAATCTAATTAGATTTAGATTTAGGTTTAGATTTAGATTTAGGTTTAGGTTTAGATTTGGATTTGGATTTGGATTTAGATTTAGATTTGGATTTAGATTTGGATTTAGATTTGGATTTAGATTTGGATAATTTTATATATTTATTGTGTTTATGGAAATGATTATAACGCGTATGACGAGGCTTGTTATGTTTTTGTGCTTCTTTAGGACTAATATAATCATAATTTGGTTTTTTATTCTTTCCAGCAAATACTCTTAGCACATATCCTTTAGGAATAGTTTTACTACTAGTTTTTTTAGTTCTAGATTTGGATCTGGATTTGGATTTGGATCTGGATTTGGATTTGGATCTGGATTTGGATCTGGATTTGGATCTGGATTTGGATTTGGATCTGGATTTGGATCTGGATTTGGATTTGGATCTGGATTTGGATCTGGATTTGGATCTGGATTTGGATTTAGAACCACCTTTAGCAATAGCATAGTTATTACGACCAAAGTCGGTAATATTACCTTTAGGGCAATCGCCGTCAACGGTTCCATTAAGACCTAATTGGGCGGGCAATCCACCAATTTTATCAAGTAAATTAAAACTATAAAGAGCACCACCTTTATGGTTGTATGTTTTTTTAGTATTCTTTCTAGTAGAACGTTTTTTGCTACCTAACGTAATGGCTTTACGAAGTGAACGCATCATTTGTTTAACAATTTTAACCATTTTTATTAGTATTTAATATATACTATTTAATAAAAGTATCTAGCGATGAGTAATAAATATATTTATTTTATTAATTATTAATTAGATAATAATTTAAAAGAATTTGTAAAAATTTATTGAAAATATATTTAATTAGTTTTAGTAAAATTAAATAAAAATAAAACAAAATAAAATAAAATTAACTGATATTAAAAATTGAAAAAAAAATTAAATAAAATAAGAAATAAATTAGAATAAATAATGTATAGTTTATAATGACTATATCAATAGATAATAAAATAACCAATACAATAACTAAAAATCAAATTTTATTTGATAAATTAATAGATAGTATTATAAATGATAAACTTATAAATTTATTAACAATTATTAGTAAAAATAATCCAAAGACATTTAAAAAAGAATATATACAAAAAGAATTAGACTTAATAAAAAGTAATTTAACTAAAAATAATTTAACTAAAATTAATTTAACTAAAAATAATAAATCTAGTAAAAAGTATAAATCTACTACACAAACTAAAAAAATTTATATAAAAAAAACTAATTCTAAAAACAACTGTTGTGCTAGAGTATGGAGCAATAATATTTTAGATAAAAAAACAAAAAAAAAAGTTAGTGAAATAGATAAAGTATTTAAAGTAATAGATTTTAATGATATTAATAATGAATTATTTAATGAAAACTATACTATAGGAGAACAATGTAAAAAAAATAAATATAAAAATACAAATTATTGTAAATTACATTTAATTCATTTAATACACGGTAATTATAAAGAAAAGCCATCAAAAGAATTATGTTATCATTTTATGAAAGATGGTAAGTATTTATAAATAATATAATAAACTAAAATAATATAATAAACTAAAATAATATA